CAGTAGTGCTGTAAAGAGGATTAGTAGTAGATACAGCTGCGCTTGTTTGCTTTAGTGTTAGGGCTACTGTTGTACCCCAGGCAGCTTGCAAAGTTGCGTTTACGTTTGCTGCAGCTGTATCGCTTAAAAAGTCTAGAGTGATAGTGCTGGCCTCTAGGCCCTTAACAAACTTATGCGCTGTATCGCCCATAGCTGTAACTTCTAGCTCGTCAAAGCTGCGGTTAATAGTTGCGCTTGTAACGTGATCTGTTAGTACTACTGAATTAAGAGTAGCCACTACGCCGTTTGATAAGAAAATTGCCATTAGGGCTATTCCTCTACTTTCTGTGTTGTTGTTTCTTTTGGTTGGGTTTCTTTAATCTCTTTTGGCAAGTCTTGGCCAATTTTGATTAAAAACGCTTTTTCTTCCTCGGTAAGTGCCATTAGTTAGCTCCAGCTCGTTAGTACGGATATTTGTAAATCTGCCGTTAGATAGTCACCTGCGGCAACGCTCAAAACACTTGGCGCGCTTACGCCAGTAACATTAAAAACTATGGCACTAGATGCCAGTTTATTAAATACTGCAACTATCGTATCTTCAATGCCGATAAGGTTAGAAGCATTGTCAAACATTGGTACGGTCATAATAATCTTAAAATTAGCCAGAGGCGCTATGCCTGCGTGTGAGTTATTACTTGGCGTGATATATGGATCCGCAGGGGCCACCACCACAGCGCTGCTTTGCATAGTGCTAGGCGGGTAATTAAAAACTGTCCACACGCCTGTATTAGTTAAGGCTGTTGCAATAGTGCCACGCAAGGTAGTTATAGCGGCTGTCATTTTAGCCCACCATAGCAGCGGGTGAAAGATACGGGGCTAAGAGACCACGTACAGATGCCATAAGTGTGTTTGACATTTTAAACGGGCTAGGGCTATAGCCGTCCACACTTGTGCCACCGTTTTGAGTACTAAATCTAGATGTCCATATATTTTCAGCTAGCATTAGCGCTGCAGCATTAATAGCTGGGGTATTGGCATAGGTAGCAGTCTTTGTATCGTCACCTGTCATAGTGCCATAAGGCAATACGCGCCTAAAGTTTTGGTCAGCTGCAGTTTTGGCATATTGGATAAAGCTGTAGCCTTGTGGGAATTGCCAATAGTTAAGCTGCATATTAAACGCTGGCAGAATATTAGCCGTGCCTGTGCTAAATGGAATTGTGCCCGTGATTGTGTAAGTACCATTAAAGGTTGAACCAGCCCCAGCAATAGTTACTGATTGGCCCGTAGTAAAGATGCCAGGGTTGGCAACCATAACGGTAGCGACATTAGACACCAACGCGGTACCTACTACGGGCGCATTATCAAACCACAAAAAGCCGTTTATTAAATCTTGTGCGGCTTGGCAGGTGTCCTCTATCCAGGTATAAGAATCGTACAGAGTGCCAACGCCCAGGCTAGCCTTCAAGGTAGCAGCTGTTACATACGTGGCTGGCATTTTTGTACTCCTATCTTACTTAGGTTTGGTAAGCCTCAAAGGGCTAAGAGGCCTACCAAACTATTAGTGGGTTTTCTTAGGTGAAGTTGTAACGGATAATACCCTTAGGCATTTTTGCGATAGTTGCCATATAACCATAGATAGCAACCTGCACCTGTAGGTTAGATACAACGTTAACTGACATATAAGCCTGTGGTGACTGATAAACAGTAAATGCCTCAGGTGCAAGAATAATTGCAGAATCGTCAACAACAGTTGTAGCTGCAAAGTTTTTATCAACGTATAGATCAAGACCTAATACGTTACCTCGAATAGAGCCAGGCTGTACAAGACCGCCTGCGTTCATTGGTTGGCTGGCTGAATAGATAGGGCGCCCAGTTGAATCGGTAGCGCCTGTCAATAATTGCCATTGTGCGCCGTTGGCGATGTAGTTATTAGCAAAGTAGCCAGTAGCTTCATAAACAAGACGTGCTGCCTCTGATGCATAACCAATAATACCCGCTGATGTAGCAGCCTGTGCTGTAGTTGCAACAGTACCCGCTGTAACAAGAGCAGCATTAACTGTTGTATCCAAAGTTTTTAGATAAGCGTTTTGTAGTTGGTTAGTAAGCTCACTAAAGAAGTTACCGTCACCATATCCGCGCTCTAAAAGCTCAATGCTAATAGTGTTCATACCTGAGTACTTAGATATTGTGCCAGATAGGTACTCTGTAACCATACCTGTATTTTGTACTGCTCCACCCTCAGCTTCAACAGTTACAGCTGGTGCAACACCTGACTGACCGCCTGCACTTGTAACAAGAGAAGGTACTGAGATTGTCATACCGTTTGCTGGCAAAGTGCCACGTGAACACGCATCAATAGACGGTGTGCCAAAACGTGTATTAGTTGGGAACTCTGAAAGGTACTGAGTAGGGTTAAAGCCTGGGTTAGTTGAAAATGAGTCATCTGCAGCTGTGATGTACAGCTTGCTATCTTCATTACCTAGTGCAGCTTTGATTTTGTGTTCAGTATATGAACCCATATTAACAATAGGTGTGCGTACTCGTTGTGAATTAAGCGCGCTTGGTAGGATGATTTTACGAGCTGCCTCTACTGTAGGTGCAGCCTGCTCTGTGGCATCTACTGCCTCAGGTGCGGATTGATCGGGGGCTGTAGTCACAGCGGCCTCGCTTTCGGTTTCGGTTTCGGTTGTGGTTGTATTTATTACCGTATTGGTAGTTGTAACTTTTGTACTTTGTGACATAGCAGCATCCACAGGCATATCGCCTGCAGCGGCAGCAATTTTTTGCACCGCAGCGCTGGCAAAGGCAGCGCTCTCAACGAGTGATACCTCGCGTAAGGTAGCAGCGGTGACCAGGAGATAATCTTTTTTAGGCTCTGATGCGGTAACTTCCACACCAACGGATAAGCCGTCCATAAGTTGTTCCTGGGCTAGCAAAATTGCATCGCTGCCCCGTGATGAGGCACTTACCTTAAAACTTGCATATAAACCGTCTTTAGCAGATGTAATACTCTGCATACGTCCAACTGGCTTAGAGTTATCGTGCGACATTAAAAGCTTTACTCGACTTGGCTCAGGTGCGCTAATTGAACCTTCAGCAAAAACTACTTTGCCAGCGCTTGTATAGCCAACCTCACCATAAGGTGCAATTTTGCCTGAGATAGTACGGCGATCTCCACTATCTACTGCCTCGATATTGCCACTAAAGGTTAATATCATTAGTGCCGTTCCCTTCATTAAGGCCCATTGGGCTTAGTTGTTCCATACTCTGAGCTTGCTGTAGATCAATTAAACCCAGGTTAAGCATTTTCTCTATTGCATCTAAACGCGCTGCAGTATCGGCACGTAAGAAAGTTTCATCTAATGCAAAGCGCACTACGTTGCCGTGCGCCGTAATATCATCCATAGATAAACGGTTTTCAATAGCGCTAATAAACGGCTGCAAAGAATATGCGACAAACTCTTTGCGGCCGTCTAAAATGTTTTGGTATGTCATTGAATTATTCATATCTGCACTTATGTAATATGCAGGCACGTTCATTAAACGCGCTATTTCCGTACTGAGGTATTGGGATGATTCGTTATAGGTCATATCTTTAGGACTAAAGCCAACCTGTTGGTAATCTAAAGTACTTGTTAAATATGCTGTGCTACGTGATGCACGTGCTGCTTTCCACGCAGCCAGCAAACCGCTAATCTGTGCCTCAGGTAAATCTGCACCGCTGTTTTTAATAAATCCTGTAGGCATTGGTGTAGATGCTGCAACACTTGCAGCCTTTTGTATATCTATTGCACTTTGTATTGTGCGGGCACCTGTCTCTAATACGCCAGGTAGCAAAGATTGAAAAGTAACGAGTGATCCAATACCCGACATTGGCGCACGTTCACCATTAACAGAATAATACTCAACCTCATCGCCATACTTGTTAGTTGTAACAGTTACGCGAGTATTAGCTACCCACTCAAAACCGCTAGGCCTGCCGTCATCAAAATACGTGCTGAGGACTCTGAGATACCCCACCCCATAGAAAAGCAAACTGTCCACCAAATATGCCACGGTAACACTACGTGGTTGGCGTGGATCAAACTGCTCTAACCAAAGTGGAGATTCTAATTCTTTACCTGTAGATTTTTTGTATAGTTCTAAATCAATACTTGATATAACGCCTGCAATTAAATTACGGCAACGTGCAACAGAGGGTACTTGCAAAGCTGTAAAGCGATCCATAAACGGGGCACCGTTGCCAGTTGCATAAAGGCCGCCGTAGCTATAAACGCCAGCGCCATAACCTTGTGACATAACGGCAGGGGCTAGCTGGGCGGTAACATCTTTTTTAGATAAACCAAAAGTTTGCAATAGACCCATAGGGCGGATTATAGGTTATCCACAGGTATAAAGTTATACACACCCTCGGCGTGTCTAAACGTAAACTTTAGCTTCAGATACGGGCTGTGCCAGGATGTGAATTACCATAGCTAGGCCGATAGGTATATCTACAGGGCCAGCCGATTTACGGCGCACAATACGCCAGGCATCGGGTGTTATTTTAGCTGCGCAGTTGGCCATTTGTTGTATCAATAGATCCTGCCCGCTATGCCTCAAACGGTCATTAACTAGGGCATCGTGAAAGTCTGAACAAGCTGTATAAAAGCTCTGCCCTGATACGTCTCGCGTTTGTACGCCTGCATTTTGCAAACGCTGGGCTATGGATGCCGTGGTGTACTTGTCATAACAAACCATACGTGGGTAATACATATCGGCCCATTTTTTAATACTTGCAGCTATAGCTAACTCATCTACTGCTACCTGTGAGCTGTAAGTATCTAATACAGCTACGCCTATGCGCCCGTCAGGCAACAGCTGGCCCATAACAAGGCTTGCATCTCGGCGGCTAGGGCTAACGTCAAAGGCAAAAACAGTTAAAGGCCCAGGTGCCATTTTTAGGTTGATGTCGCTGGCATCTTCGACACTACCGTGGGGCCACGGTGATTGTAGACTATCTATCCATTGGCATAACGTCTCTGTCCTAAATTGCTCTGTGGTTTGTGTTGTTAGAGCCTCCTGGATAGATGCCTCGGTGACCAATATGCCTAAGGCTGGGTTAGCTTGCGCCCAGGCTTTACGATCATCTAAAGCTGCAAACTGTGGTGCGCTGTACTCGTAATAGCCTAAAGACTCTGGCGGATGCGCCAGGCATCGCTCCCGTAACTCGTTTAACGTCACGCTAAAAGCATCGCCCGCATTACTGGCCAGTAGGGTTTGCGCGTTAGGCCGTGCGCGAGTTACTGGCATAGCAGCTGCAAAGGCAACCTGGTCAACTTCTCGTAATTCATCTATAAATAGAAAATCTGCCGTAGCGCCACGAGCTGAGTCTCTAGTCGCAGCGCGGACGTCTAGCCTGGCACCTGACTTTAAGACTATGGCCTCATTACCGTTGGCGTAGCGAATGCTCTTAAGCTCTTTCTTTAGGATAGGTGCATCCTCTATAGCTTGTGCCACTTCTCTAAAGGTAGTTAATGCCATAGATCGTGCAGAGGATATGACTACGTGGTTACGCTCGTTGAACAAGAATAAGCCCGCCAAGATACGCATACGCGCCAGGTGAGACTTGCCCTGTTGGCGTGACGTTAGCAACAGGTTGGTCTTACGGATAAACATTTTATTTTTATCTATCGTCAACATATCCTGCATTACGTAGCGCTGCCAGGGTAAAAGCGGCAGGCCAATATCCTCTGCTAGCTGTGCAACTTCATCGCCTCGGCTGGGGCCTTTTAGCGGCTTGTTTTCTAGGCGTGGTCTTACCGCCCCTCGTAGAGCCTGTTTAGGTTTGGTTGCCATTAGTTAGCATCCTGCTCAGGTTGGCCAGCACAAGGGCCTTGCTGGGTCATTACAGACGTTTTTGGGGATAAAAGGTCAGA